GGAATCTTGAGCAGAGCCAGACAAACCTAGATATGTTTTAAGCTCGGCTAGAGTAATGTAGCCATTTACAATAGCCACGATTTACTACTTGCCTTTATTCTCTGCTGGTGCTTTAGCTTTAGCTTTTGCTTTACCTAATCCCCATTCTTTAGCTTGAGCATCGGAAATCTCTTGACCTTTAGCACCAAGTAGTTGTCCTTTTCTCCAAGTCTTTGGAATTTGGTTATCAGTTGTTTCAGCTATTTTTCCAGCTTCATCTATCCATACATATTTCTTTAATTGCATTCTTTTCTCCTTTGACTGTAACTCGCCCTTGCCATTCCAGCTTGAACGAGTTACTAAAGTCATAATTGTTTTCTAAGCTACTTTCGTTCTTAGAAGTTTGATATTTTTGCGAAAGCTGTTGCTCGATAAATAGGTAATCCCATTCTCACAGTTGCTTTCATGACAACAATGTCTTTTACAAAGTTCTCATCGTGGCTATCGCTCATAGCTACTTCCATACCTTGTCTTGCGACTATATGGATAGCTTGTCCACCACCAAATACCCCAACTATACAATCTCCTGCTGTTGTCTCAGTTGATGAAACAACTGGAACACCCCAAAGTCTTGGTTGTACAGCATCGCCAAAGCTACCTGCTCCAACAAATAATGGATTTAAAGCTCCACTTGTTGTTACAGCATTCACTTCAGTTACTACTTGATACCAGTCTGATGGGTGCATAATGATTGCATCTGGATTCATAAAAGCATCTTTCTGAATTTCAGTGATTGCTTCGAATATTTGACCGATTCTCTTTAAGTTTCCACTAAAAGAAGAATAGTTAAATGAATTGATTCCAGTTTTGTTTAAGATACCTGTTAGGTTTGCTCCAGAGCCAGAGCCACCGATTATTTGGTCGGAAATTGTTTGTCTAACCATGAATCTCAATCTACTGTCAATATAACCTTGAGAAGCAGATACATCAGCTAGAAGCTCTTCAGTCATTGGTATAAATGCACCAATCTTTCTGATTTCTTCAGTTCTCTCGGTAAAAGCTAATGCTGATTCGCCTAGAGCACTTCCTTCTGCTGTTGGAGCTGAGTTGTTAGTATATGTAGTTTCCTCAAGATACTTGTACTGATATTGGTCAGTAACGATTGTATCTATCAATGCTGGAATCACATAAGGGTCTAACTGTGCAGACTCCTGTATTCTGCTTGACCTTACCACTGCTGGTGGAAAGTTTGATTCAGTTACAGTAGTTTTGAACTCATATCTTGGGTCATACTCAAGTTCAGATTTAATATTCTTTTGACCATCTTTTACAAATTTTTTGTAAGCATCTGATTCTTGAAAGTTCTGTCCAAGAGTCTTGTATGCTTTCTCTTCAGCTTTCTCAGTATGTATTGCCTTTGGCTCTACTACTTTTCCAGCTTCAACTGCATCTTCGATTTCTTTTCTTGACTTTTCAATCTTTTGTGCATCTTTGATTTGGTCAACCAATTCTGCCATTCTTTCATTCCTTTTAGACCAATTTTCTTTGGCTTCAGAATCAAAGTCTGTTGAATCAAACTCTTTAAATTCATTAAGAGTGTTCTCTCTGAGCTCTTGTAGTTCCTTTTCGAGTGTTGTTAATTTACTCATATTTGTTCTCCTACAATTCTGGGTCTAGTGTTTCCACTAAGACCTTCTCTGTTTCTAATAATAAAGTAGTATCATCGAGCTCTTCTTCTCTCATCTCTTCTGGAGATGCCACATTCAATAGAGTATCTAAATCTTGAAATGCTTCTTGCAAAGCATCTTGCACTTCCTCAATAAGAGTTGCTGAGTTCGTTGATAGTTCCTTTTCTTTTCCAAGTCTCAAAGCAGTAAGCTCTTTGAATCTTGATAACAGTTCAGACAATTTAATTAGTAAATCATCAGACTGTTCATCTAAAGTTAAACCAGAGAGCTCCTTCTCAGTAACTTCTGATTTTTCTTCGACATCTTCTTTGTTTTCTTTAACACCCACAGTGAAGGTGTTTTGATTTGCTCCTACAAGAACTGGGCTTACTTCCCAGACATTTAATTCTTTTAAGTATCTTGCATCAACTGGAGTCTCACTATCTTTCTGATATGTACCAGTTTCATAATCTAATACTTCATATCCGAAAGACCACTGTTGTAAATCTCCCATAGCTTTTACAGTATTGAAAGCATCTTTACCAGCTTGAGTGTCCATAATGAATTGACCTTTGAATGTAGCTTTGTCTCCATCTTGTTCTATTACTCCACGACCAATAGGATTCTTCCAATCATGAGCCCAGACCATAGCGACTCCATTGTCTCCATAACCAGACTTGATTGAATTTGGCATTACTACATCGCCATCTGAATCCATTTCGTTAAATACAGAGAAGACTGCTTCTACTTTGCCTTCTACTTCATTAGTTATTTTTGAGTCGATTACTTTTGACTCAAGCTTTTCTCTTTCCATCTTAAATCCTTCTTTCATGATAAATAACTGTGCATCTACAATTACATACTAATCTAGGTGGAGCTCCAAAGCTACTATCTGCTGGATAATTCATTTTATATCCCTGCACATTGAAAGTAGCATCTTTATCCACTTCTATCCTGTCCATGTAAATATGTGCATCTCTAACTTTACCATCTCTTCTTGTTGTCCACTCCTTAGTTAACATTAATCCTGTTTGACCAGCAGACTGAGCCATTCCAAAGTTTGCAATAGCTGTACCTTCTGTCCTAGCAATATTCATAGCTCTTCCAAGATTCTTCTTCCCTAAAGTCTTACTAATTTGTTTTTGAATATGTCTTTCAGCTCTAGCACCAGTTAACCCTAACTCAGCTACTTCATCAGTTGCTTTTCTTAATGCAGTGTTTAAATTTTTCTTCATGGTGTTAGACATATCTGGAAGCAGTGTGTTTAATCTTTTTTCAACAAAATCTTTTGAAGCTCTATTAAATGATTGTCTTTCTATTGGTAATCTAACTCCAGCTCTTCTTCTAGGATAGAATCCATCTTCGATAACTTCTTTTCTAGGTCTTAATCTTCTGTTCCTAGTTATTCTTTCTTGAGCAGATGGTGTGTAAACAAAGTTATCATCTGTTACTTTCTCTTCTGGCAAAAGAAATCCAGTTTGTAAATAAGCAAAGTCAACAGTCATGCTTTCATAAATATCTGCAACATCATCTAACCAGCTTTTAGTTAGTTCATCAATTTGAATGTTTGCAATAGTTTCAGTTCCAGATATAGAAGGAGAGTTCTCAGCAAATACTTTATTTATTGCACTGACTTGTTTTCTTAGTAGTACATAATAAGTTTTAGCTAATACAAAATCCCAATTACCTAAGAGCTCATCAAACTGTTGATAATGTTCATCTGATGCTTGTTTAGTTCTAAATCTATTTAACCTAACACTCCACTTAGCTTCTCTTAATATATTTCTTCTCTCTAGGAGCTCCTTAGCAGAATTAAACTTGTTTTCTCTTTCTAATCTTTTAACTTGTCTTTCTGCCCATTGTTGAGCTCTCATTTTATTTTTTCCTAAGTCTCCACCCCAAAGCAACCAAGCAACTTGTCCAGCAGTTATCTTTCCTTCTCCACGAAGATATTCACTTGCTCTTGGAGAATCTAAATCTGATTTGTGTCTTAAAAACCAAGCATTCATTCTGACTACTTTATTCTCTGAGATGTTTCCTTGAGCCATAGCTCTTGCTTCTCTTTTAGTTTTCTCTGTTAATCCACCACCAGCATTCTTTAATTCTTCTAATCCTCTTTTAGCATTGTTCTTTATGAATGTAGGAACTTTGCCTACATCTTTACCTTCAAGACTTTTCTTTGAACTCAATGGGTGGCTACTTGGTAATAAATCTGTATCGTATGGTTTTCTTTTGAACTTTCCATTCTTAAGTGCGTAGATTAAACCATTGACCCTAGCCAATGCCCACTGGTCAGAAGAAGTAACACTAGGTCTAACAGAACTAGGATTAGTATTGTAAGCTCCTACTCCTCTTTTAAAACATTCCTTAAGCATACTGTAAGTTGCTTTGTATTTAGGATTCTTACTATTGTGTTCTGTAACTTTATCTCTAAGAATCTTTTCAATTCGTTTAGATACTTTTGTTTCAGTCTGATTCATAAGCTTGAAGTCTTGATTCATATTCTTCATGAGTTGCACAAGGCATATATATTTTGTTGCCATCTTCATCGTGAGTATGAGTACCACTACAACCTAATTCTTCTGCTCTCTTCTCAGCTTCTGCTAAAGTTGCAAATTCATCTTTAGCTTTCTTTGGAGTTGTAGAGTATCTTGATATTTGTTCTAATCTTCTTTTAGCAAGTTCTCTGGTGGGATAACAACCCATGTTCTTTCCAGATTCTTCTGCTATTACACAATACTCATCATCAATTTTCTTAATAACCTTATCTTCAAATCTTTCTAATCCTTTATTCTCTTCATCATCTTCTGTAACAACTTCTGGAGTATCTTCTACTTTAGGCATTTGTACTTGAGCTTCTTCAGTATATTCTCCTTGATAATCTCTTGTAGTTCCCATAGCCATTAAGTAATAGCTTTGAGATTCATCAGTAGGTAATCCAACTGCTTGTCTTGCTTCTCCAACTGTTACCCAACCACCTTGAACACCTACATTCATTCTTTCAAATAATTCATTATGGTCTGTTTGTAAAGCTCTTACTTGTGAGAAATCATATTCAGCAAAAGCTACTTGGCTTGTTTCATAATCTGGTAATAGTATCTGTTGAGTTAATTCTTCTGCAACCATCTTCCATAATGGAATGAGCTTTGATTCAGTAAAGAACTCTCTTAGCTCTCTAGCATTTGAATAAGTTGCGTGTTTCAATCCAGCTCCAAGACCAGCAAGGATAGCTGGAACACCAAGAACAGCAGATACTCTTTCTTCTGGAACTTGTCTAAGAGCTCCTATGTCTAAATCTTTAGGAGAGAATGATAACTTCTCTATGTTCATTGAGCCAGATAGAATTAATGGCTTACCTTTATTCTTTCCACCAACCTTCTGTTGATATGTCTTAGATATTTGGTCAGCTTCATCTTTAGTTAATCCATATTCATCTTTAGGACTAATCAAGATTGAAGGAACACCCATGTTAGACAGTAAAGCTGTTGCCATCTGTCCTGCTGATTCATCTCCATAGATTTCTCTTAATACTGTTTTAAGTGGAGAGAATCCAGTCTTATGGTCATCTGGGTCAAGACCCATCTTGAAATGAACGATGTCAGTATTATCAATCTTTACTTTGCCTTCTTCCATTTCATAAATGTAATGAGTTATTAATTCTTCTGAGTTACCTTTAGGAGTTATATTACTAGGCATCAAAGGATAGAGAGCTACCAGTTGACCACCATTGTTGTACTGCTTAAGCAAGTAAGCATCTCCAGATATGTGCATAGCGTTAATAATGTATTGTTGAACTACATCGCCAGACATATAAGGATTAGGTCTTCTCATTAATAAACTTAAAGGGTGGTTAGGAATTGTGAGCTTCTCTCCATGCTCATCTTGAGTACTTACTCCTAATGTAGCTTCTGAAAATGCAACACCAAGAACTTGAAGACAAGCTGTAACTGCTGAGTTGGATTGTCCATTACCTAGACCTTCAATATCCCAATTTCCAGCAGAAGTGTTATAACCTTGAATGAATGACTGCGTTAAACCATAAGTTGATTCGTTTGGGTCATCTCTAAAGAAATCATAACCAGTTGTTCTTTTAACTTCTCTTCTGTTATCTCTAAATCTGATATTGCTAACTATGTCTCTAAAGCTTCTTCTTTCTGCCATCTTCTCCTTAGTATGCTCTTATTTTGTTCTTCCTTGCACTTTGCAAAACAGCATAAGCCAAGCTATCAACTTGGTCATCATGCTCTCCATTCGGAAATTGTAATAACTCTTTCTCCAAATCAGAAAACCATATTGCTTCTCTAGGAAAGAATACCATACCAGCTTCCATTTTCGCAGACAATGGCAATGCCCTAGAGAGCTTGTCTCTGTCTGCCTTCAATTCTACAATCGGAAGAGTTGTTTGTCTTCTTAGTATCTGAATTAATGCTAATTGATAACCAGCTCGTTCTATTCCTATCATTTCTGGATTCCACTTATCTGATACTGTTTGTAACAGCTTTAATACATCTGGAGCTTCTAATCTTTCTCTAATCACATCAAGCACGAAGATATTGTTCTTGTTATCAATCCCAACAGTTGTAATGACTGTGTAGTCTGCTGACTCCTTAGTTGATGTTGCAAGGTCAACAGTAGTTATGATTTTTAGATTATTTTGATTAACTCTTATCTTTCCAGATGTAAGGTAAGTATTTGTTTCATAGTAACCAGAGTCATCAAACTCTTTAGATACTTCTTGATTATAGAACTGAAACCATTCTCGTTTAAGTAAGCCACCTGTTTGTTCAACGAATTGAGCATCATACTCTTGTGAGTACAGATAAGACCCAATCTCTTTCTTAGCTATATCTAATTCTTTAATATCTATTCTTGGATTAGCTTGGCTAGGAAATGTCCAACGATTCCATTCTTCTTTGTTCTCAGCTTCTTCATAGATTCTATAAAACCAGTTATTCATTCCTGCTGGAGTTGAGATAAACAAAGCTCCACCTTTCCTATCAGTAAGGGTTGGTCTTAATACTTCTTTCCAAGTCTGTTCTTTAATGTAAGCACACTCATCAAGAACTATGTAATCTAATCCAGCACCACGAAGTCTATCTGGGTTATCAGCAGTTCTAACAGTAACGAATCCACCACTCTTTGTGTAAATGGTCTTCTCAGATTCTTTAATCTCCATTCCATATTCACTAGCTAACTGTCTGATTGTCTTCCAACCTTCCATAGCCATAGCGTATGTAGGAGCTACCCACCAAGTGTTTTTACCTTGCATTGCTTTAGCTAAACAAACTAAAGTTCCTAATCTTGTTTTTCCGAATCTTCTTCCAGCAACTAATACTTTAAATCTAGCTAAGTCTTTTGCAACAACATCTTGAGCTTGATGTAGTTTTGGTAGTGTTACTTTATATTTAGTGGTTGTAACGAAACCTTTTGGGTCAAGACTCGTTTCCATGCCTTAACCATCTTAGAATATCTCCAAACAATTCTTCAATAAGCTCTGGTGGCATTGGACTCAGAATGTACAACTGTGGAGATGGCATTGGAATAATATACTCATTGACTATGTAGGAAGTATCTATATCTGAGAAATCCATATCCCATTCTTCTTCCATAATCATATCAACAAACTTGTCATTGATTTGTTCTTCGTTCATCTCTGGTTGTTCACTCATGATTTGTCCATTGTATCAGAAGTCTCTTGCTCTGTATTGGATTCATTAGTTTTACTTTCGGATTCATCGTGCATATCGTGCATATCTGAATCAGTATCTTGTTCATATATGACCTTATCTGTCTGAAAATCTGTATATGGCTCTCCATCTGCCCAGCTCATATCCATAACAACTTCTTCAACATTAGTAACTTGTAGGGAGCTCTTCTCTCCAAACTGTAAAGGATATTTAACTGACAATAGCTTTAGTAATAGGTTTCCATTGGTTTGTCCTAGTTCATTAATGCGAATCAAACTATTAACTTTAAACCGAGCTTCTGCATCTATAATCTTTTGCCATTGTTCTACAAAGAACTCTTCATTCTCTTCAAGAGCTCTCTGTCGCCATCTTCTAAATGTAGCTGAATTGATTCCTGCATAAGCACAAGCATCTTCTATGTAAGCTCCATTCTCTAAAGCGAGTATTAATTTATTCCAAGTCTCTTCATCAAGGAACTTGTTTTTCTTTTTAGATTTTGATAATCCGAAATTCCTAGCAAGGAAACTATTGCTTTCTTCAGTCATCTCCTAATCTTAATACATCTGTAACAAACAACATAAGGACACATAGAATATCTCCTACA